TCTGACTCCAGCGGCAACTTGGGTGTTGGGGCAACATCGCCTACCGCTAAGTTACAGATTGGCGTTGCAAGTGCGGCAGTCAATGGAACTAAAGGGGTAAGGATAACTAACCCTGCTGGGACAATTGTAATGCTGGAGTGTGGTAGTGGCGGGGACAGTTTTGTTGGTACGGAAAGTGGAAGTACTTTTAACATTAGAACTAACAATGCAATTAACGCCACATTTCTTACCAGTGGTAATGTGGGCATTGGCGAAACAAATCCTACACAGATACTGCATTTAAAAGGAAGTTCTACCACATACGCACTTGCGGAAACAACGGGTACAGGCACAAGCAGTGGTTTTCGGATGAAGGCTGGTGCATCTGCCGATTACACTTTGTATACAACGCAAGGAACTAATCAGTTTGCAATTTATGACAATGTCGCAAGTTCACAGCGATTAACAATCGACTCCAGCGGTAACCTTGTTCAAAAAGGCGCAACAACTGCGGCGGGTATTAAACCAACCGCAATTGCAAACAATGAAAGCATAACTACCGTTAATAGCACTACATACACAATTAATTTAGGCACAAGCGCCAAACTGTTTTGGATTGCTCTTGGAAATGGTGACGGGGCTTTAGTATTCACAAGCTATCTAAGCAGTTCAATTACATTTCTTGGAATAACTCCATCTAATATTGCCGCAACCGCAAGCCCGTCATCTGCACAATTGGGCATTTCCAAAAGCGCCAACAGTCACGATATTGTGATTAAAACTGGCTCTGCTTTGTCTTCAACTGCCGCCGCTTGGCAAATGGGCGTTTTATCATCTCAAGTTGCATAAGGAATAAATCATGTTTAGAAAACACGGCAATAGTTATGTTGTAAAAACAATTGATGTATCACCATTAATTCCCATTTCAACAGAGTTGACAGACGCACAAAAAACAGATGAGAAACTTGTGCAATACCATGCTGAATACCAAGAATGGATTGCAGACGGCAATACGCCATTGGCTCAAGACACATAAACCATAAAGGAGTAAACCATGTCAACAATTGTTTGGAATGTCAGCGCAATGAACTGTTACCCGCAAGCAGAAGGGGAAACAGATGTTGTGTTCATCGTTCACTGGCAGTGCAACGGCACACAAGAGCAAGACGGCAAGACCTACAACGGTTCTGTCTACAGCACTTGTGGCGTGACCTACACCTCTGGCTCACCCTACACCCCGTATGCTGACCTGACCCAAGACCAAGTGCTTGGCTGGATTTGGGCATCTGGCGTGGACAAGGACGCTACAGAGGCGGCTGTACAGCAACAGATCGACAACGCTATCAACCCACCTGTGGTGACACCACCACTGCCTTGGCTGGCATAATTAAAAAAGGGCAACCCGCTGGCCCTGACAGCGGATAACTAAATGGAGAATGAAGATGGAAAAAATCAGCCTATCAACCAATTTGGTCAATGGCATTTTGCAGTACCTTGGCGGTCAACCGTATGCACAAGTTGCAAACCTGATCACGGGAATCCAGCAAGAGGCACAAGGTCAGATTGCGCCTGCTGAACAAGCTCCAGTGGTGGAGTGAGGGATGACGGACTCTGTCGAAATCCGCTTGGCCGTACACGAAAGTGTTTGCACTGAACGATACAACAACATTGATCGTTCTTTGCGTGACGGCGACAAGCGCATGACCAAGATTGAGACATTGCTCTACATCTTGATCGTGGCTGTGCTGTTTGGCCCAGGGGTGGCGGGAGAGTTCGTCAAAAAGATTCTGGGGATATGAGATTGACCCCATCACGGCATTCGCACTTTGCAAATCAGCCTATGAGGGCATCAAGGGGTGCGTTGCCGTCTATCAAGACCTGAAAAAAACAGGCAATGATCTGACCAAGATCACCAGCGAGGTTGGGGGAGCACTGTCAAGTTTTTTCAAGGGCCAAGCAGAACTGGAAACAAGCCACGAGAAGGCCGAAGTCCAGAGAGAAGAGAACAGGAAGAAGGGGATCAAAGACGACCTTGCCACACAAGCCATAGACAATGTGATGTATCTGCGGCAGACCAAGCAGTTCTATGCCGATCTTGAGAGAATGGTGCGCTGGGAGATGGGGCAACCCGATCTCTGGCGTGAAATCGTTGAAGAGTATCAAAAGCTGTTGGATGAAAAGTCCGAGCAGGCGGCTCGGGAGTTGCATGAAAAGCGGGTGAGGGCATGGCGGCGACAAAGATTAAAAAATCAGATGCTGGACAGGGCGTTGGAAACGGTGCTGGTGGCTTTCGTGGTCGCCTACCTAGTCTGCCTGATGTGGCTAATCAGTCTTCATCATCGGGATCGTTTGGATACCTTCTTGTCCTAGTCCTTTTTGCACTGGTCTTCGTGTTGGTGATTCCCCTTGTTGGGATGATGTATGTGGATACGATGGTGGTGAAGCGAGAGGCCAAGGCCCAGATGGAAAAAGTCGAAAAGTTGCGGAAACAGGTCGAAGAAGATGCCAGAAGAGAAGCTGAACCCAAATGACACCTTGAGCAAGGTGCTGGCCTATGTGGACAGCCCATTCAAGCTGATCGCCATCCTGGTGATGGGTGTGGTGGCTTTTGCCGGGTACTTCGTCTACAGCAACCAAGAGTTCCTGATCGGCGCATACAAAGAAAATCGGAAGCTCCCGTCCATCAATGAGGAGCGGGTCGAGGATGCGGCTGGGATGCTGTTCAAACAGACTCCAGCGACTGTGGTGGCGGTGTTTAAGGTCAACCCCTTGTTTGGCAGTCGGGTGCTTCACCGGGCGTACACCAGGGAGGGGCGGGATAAATCTGTTGAAGGGATTGATGTTGGCTTATTTACTTCCAATGCGGCAAACAACCACGATGTCATCAAGCTCATGGCAAACGAAACCCCGTGTGGTGAATACCTCAAACCACAATCCGAAGTCGGCCTGTGGTACACGGCACAAGGCGTTGCCTTCACTTGCCGAACATCAGTCCCACCAGAACTATCCCGGTTCGTTGGACAAATTACCGTTGGGTTCAAAAGTGAACCTGAAGACCTGAGCGGAACGGTCTCCATGATGGAGATCGCCGCCACCATGCTTACCAAAAGGAGTCCTTGATGCTTACCCTGTTTTCAACCCTCATCTCTTTCCTGATGGGCGGCTTGCCCAAGTTGCTGGAGTTCTTCCAAGACCGAGCCGACAAGAAGCACGAGATGGCCCTGGCCCAGCTTCAAATCCAGCGGGAACTGGAGATGCGAAAACTGGGGTTTGAAGCCCAAGAGCGGGTTGAGCACATCAAGTCCGAGCAACTGGAGATGGAGACCAAGTCCAACGATAAGCAAGCCCTGATCGGCGCACAGCAGGCTGAGATGCAGGCCATATACGCCCACGACACGGCTTTAAACGAGGGCACAAGCGTCTGGATGAAGAATCTGAGGGCATCGGTACGGCCAGTCATTACCTACGGCTTCTTCCTGCTTCTGGTGGGCATTGACTGCGCCTTGATCTGGCATGGCTTCACCAACAGCGTAAGCTTTGCGGAAATGGCAAACCAACTGTGGGATGATGAAACCCAGGCTCTGTTCGCTTCGATTATTGCGTTTCACTTCGGTGGCAGGGCGTTTGGCAAATGAATGTCAGCCCCAAGGCAATAGCCATGATCCAGCACCACGAGGGTATTAGGTATAAACCCTACCGATGCCCCGCAAAGCTGTGGACAATTGGCGTCGGCCATGTGATGTACCCCGAGCAAGGAAAACTCAAGGTCGAAAATCGTGATGAGTTTCTTTTGCGCCCGGAAGACAATCGTGTATGGACAAAGGAAGAAGTAGATGGGATTCTCAGGTTTGATCTTGCAAGGTTCGAGCGTGGAGTGGCTCAGTTCTGCCCCGTTCCCCTTACACAAGGCATGTTTGATGGCCTTGTCAGTTTTAGTTTTAATGTCGGTCTTGGAACACTCCAGCGTTCGACGCTTCGTCAAAAGTTGCTTCGGGGCGATAAAACGGGTGCTGGGGAAGAACTCCTGAAATACTGCATGGCAGGGGGGAAGATCCTCAAGGGCTTGCAGAACAGGCGGATTGACGAGAGGGCATTGTTTTTATCTTGAATGGGTCTTAAAATGCCCCCCAAAGGAGTTCCCGTATGACCACGGCACAAGTGATGACATTTGATTCGCTGGTGGAGAACATCCAGTCATATCTGGAACGCTCTGATACCGCCACGCTTGAGAAGATCCCGCTTTTCATCATGCTGGCCGAGCAAGTCATCGCCAGCCAGATCAAGTTCCTCGGGAACCTGACCGTTAACACCTCGGCAATGGTTGCCACCCAGTCGGTCATTGACAAGCCTGCCCGGTGGCACAAGACGGTCTCGATGAACATCACCGTGGCCGGGAAGCGATACCCCGTCCTGCTTCGCAAATACGAGTACCTCCGCGAGTATTGGCCCAACGCCTCCTCCACGAGCGTTCCCAAGTTCTACTGCGACTACGACTACACCCACTGGCTCGTGGCCCCCACCCCTGCCTCGGCTTACAGCTTTGAAGTGCTGTACTACGAGCGCGTCCAGCCCCTGGATTCGACCAACCAAACCAACTGGTTCACCATCTACGCCCCGCAAGCCTTGCTCTACGGGTCTTTGCTCCAGGCCATGCCGTTCCTGAAGAACGACGAGCGCATGGGCATGTGGCAACAACAGTACGACTTGATCATCCAGACCTTGAAGGTGGAGGATCAGTCTCGCGTTGGCGACAGACAAGCCGTGGCGATTGACACCTAAAGGAACCCCTCATGAGTTACAACAGCCCATTTACGGGTAATGTCGTCCAGCCAACGGATGTCTCGTACAGATCGATCACGCTGAGTGCCAACTTGCAGTTGGAGTGGCCCATCAACGGGACATCGACCAACGATGCCGCCGCCAGGATCATGGAGGTCACGGCTACCACGACCAGCCTGCAACTGCGGATGCCGCCTGCCAACCAAGCATCGGTGGGCCAAGACGCAATGATCCGCAACACTGGTGCAAACACCTTTGTCGTGTACGACTACGCTGGCGCACACACCATTGTCAGCATCCCCGCAGGCGAGGCCCGGTACATCTACATCACCGCCAACCCTGACGAGTCTGGGACTTGGGGGATCATCGCCTTTGGTATCGGCTCCTCTGGTGCTGATGCGGCCACCCTTGCTGGGTACGGACTGACTGCCATTGGTGCTACGCTGAACCAAAGTCAGCCAGTCACGACATTTGGCTCCAACTACACCGCACTGGTGTCAGACCGCGCAAGCACCTATGTGTGGACGGGTGGGGCGGGAACTTTAACTTTGCCTTTGGCCGCAACCCTTGGAAACAACTGGTTCATGCTGGTTCGCAACGGCGGATCTGGCACTTTGACTGTCCAGACCACCAGTTCCGAGTTGTTCAACGGCTCCACATCGGTGATTTTGCAGGTCGGGGACTCGTGCTTTATTTGCTGTTCTGGGACGGCGTTTTTCTCTGTGGGCCTGGGGCGTAGCACTCAGTTCAACTTCACCCAGTTGACCAAGGCGGTGACCACGGGGACATACACCCTGACCGCCACTGAAGCGGCCAATGTGATCCAGAAGTACACCGGGACTCTGACGGCCAATGTGACTGTCGTCCTGCCAAAGACAATTCAGGTGTACTACATCACCAACCAAACGGACGGTGGTGGGCCTGCTTACGAGATCACCTTCACCACCGACACTGCTGGCGCTGCAACGGCCATCGTGCCCCCAGGACAACAGGTGATCTTGCTGTGCGACTCAGCCAATTTGCTGAACGCCTCGACCATCGCCGCTGGCGCATCAAACATCTCCCTGGTGAACGGTAGCGCAGGCGCTCCTGCACTGAACTTTGCTTCCGAGGCCACCACGGGCATCTACCGCGCCGCATCTGGAGAGTTCAACATCGCCATCACGGGCACCTTGAGATCGACCCTGTCGGCCACCGGGCTGGCAATTGTTGGAACGGGCAACTTCACTGGCGGTGTCGCCGGGGGCATATTCCCATGACATCAAAGGTATTTGCCCTTGATACCAAGCCTGGAATCCAGCGTGACGGAACTGTTTTTGACAAAGAGTTCTACAACGATGGGAAGTGGGTGCGCTTTCAGCGTGGACGCCCACGCAAGATGCTGGGGTATCGGCAAATCACCAACCAGATGACCGGGCCATCCCGTGGCATCTGGGTCAACTCGCAAAACAACTTCACATCGATCTTCAGCGGCTACAACAACGGCCTCCAAGTTCTGAGCATCGACCAAAACGGCGTTGGCTCGGGCATCAGTGACTTCACCCTGACCAACTTCACCGCCTCTGACCTCAACTTGTGGCAGTTCGACGGGTATTTTGATGTGGGCGGGGCGGGTGAGAGCATCCTCTTGGCTCATCCAGGGCAAAACTTGGCCGCAATCGACAGCACCGCCAACACCCCCGTGCTATTTGGTAGCCTGACCGGGACTTCATTGAGCAAGATCGGCGTCTTCACTGACACCGGGTCAACGACAAACTTCAGCCCCAATGTGACTTTTGCCACCACCAATTTGTTGATGGGCGCTGGGCAGACCGTGACAGGCTCTGGCATCCCGGCCAACACAAAGGTCGTATCAGCCAGCCTTGTGAGCACCACAAACACCTTGGCTGGCGTTGCCGTCACTGGCACGGCGGGTCAATGCTCATGCAGTGCAACCACCATACTCGTTAACCAGACAGTCATTGTGACTGGGACATTGACGGGAACTGCCACTGGACTTTCTGCTGGAACCTACTACATCGTCGCAACCAACGGAAGCACTACCTTCACTCTGTCGTCAACTTATGGCGGGGCGGGAGTCGTTACGACAGCAGGAACGACTGCTGGCTTGACATTTGTTGTCCAGGTCTCCAGCCTGTGGACTGTTGTTTTGAGCGCAAATGCCACCGCCACAGCCTCAGTCACGCTGACCTTTGACAACAATGTCTCGGTGTCTGGCGGGGTGGTTTCTCTGCACCCATATGTCTTCGTGTACGGCAACAACGGGTTCATCAAGAACACTGGCGCAGGCAACGCAGATGACTGGGTCTCTGCGGACGCTAACGAGGTCAATGTGGCGACTGGAAAGATTGTCCAAGGGCTACCCGTCAGGGGTGGATCAAACGCGCCTTCTGGGCTGTTTTGGAGCCTCGACAGCCTTGTTCGCGTGTCCTACATCGGCGGCACCGGAACCCCAGCCCAGTATTGGCGCTATGACATCATTGCCCAGACATCGATCCTGTCTTCCCAGTCAGCGGTTGAGTACGATGGCATCTACTACTGGTGCGGCGTGGATCGCTTCTTGATGTACAACGGCGTGGTCAAAGAGATCCCTAACACCATGAACCAGAACTGGTTCTACGACAACCTGAACTACGACCAGCGCCAAAAGGTCTGGGCAACCAAGGTTCCTCGGTATGGCGAGATCTGGTGGTTCTACCCCCGTGGAGATGCCACCGAATGCACGGATGCGATCATCTACAACACCCGCGAGAACACTTGGTATGACGCTGGGCAGGCCGTTGGCGCACTGCGCTCTGCCGGGTACTTCTCCCAGGTCTACCAATATCCTGTCTCGGCAAGCTGGGCCGTGAGCGAGGAAGAAGTGGTGTTTTCAGCAAGCTTCTCCATTGTGAGCGGCAGAAACACTTTGCTCCTTGACACCTACAACACGCAAGTGGCTTTGAGGCAGTTGATCACCGGGGCAAACATCCCCACCAACACCACCGTCACCCTGATCAGTTCCAGCGGCATCAAGACCCTTGGAGCCATCACTGGCGGGTCTTTGTACACCAACGGGACATACACCAATGTGGCCCTGACAAGCACAGTTGGCGTAAACGCCCGGGCAACCATCGTGGTCAGCGGTGCCGCCGTGACATCTGTGACCATCACCACCGTTGGCTCTGGATACCTTGTTGGTGGTGTTTTGAGCGCCACTGCGGCCAGCATTGGAGGCACTGGGTCTGGGTTCTCCGTGCCGATCACGGCCATCTACGCCCAGGTCATCACCATGAGCGCCGCCGCAACGGGTACGGCAACGCAAACGCTGACCTTCAGCACCCCGGCAAACTTGGTCTCCATCTGGCAACACGAGACTGGGGTCAACGCTGTTGAAGGACAGAACCAAAACGCCATCGAGAGCTACTTTGAGACCAATGACCTTGGACTTTTGTCTGGTGGGCCATCCCAGCCCTCCCCCGTGGGGGAGAATTTCTGGTTGCACCTTGAGCGCGTGGAGCCTGACTTCTTGCAAGAAGGTGTCATGGAGATGTATGTCACTGGCCGACCATTTGCCCAGGGCGAGGACAAGACCACGGGGCCATACTTGTTCAGCCCAACCACGGGAAAGATCGACATCAGAGAGCAACGCCGAGAGCTTCGCCTGCGCTTTCTGAGCAATGTGGTCAACGGCGACTATCAGGTTGGTCGGATCGTTTTGAACGCCAACACGGGCGATGTGAGACCCTATGGCGCTTAACCCAGCACAGATCTACGACCCCAGGTTTCACACCTTTGATTCCTGGGCGGCGCTCATGTGTGAGTTGTATGCCCCGCAACAACTGGAGACCCCCCACGCCACCACGGACTGGAGAAAATGGGGCAACGGGATCAGGGCCATTGATGTGTTTGCCAATGAAGCAATACCCATGACCGAGAACTTTGACAACTGGTTTGACTGGGCTGAAGCCTTGGTCAATGCCGTGAACCCGGCGGTGGC